AGCGTCTTAGAAATACGGTTAGCAGATATGCGGGTAAGGGCTTTGTACCGGGGCTTGATGGTCGTAAGATATGGGTTCGCAGTGAACACGCTGCCCTCAATTCGCTCCTTCAAGGGGCTGGGGCGATAGTGATGAAGAAAGCTTTGGTATTGTTTCACGATAAGACTAAAGCTAACAAGTGGCCTGTGAAGTTAGTAGCTAATGTCCATGATGAATTTCAACTTGAAGTTCCTAAGGAATATGCTACAATAGTGGGTGAGGCTGCAAAGGCAAGTATCGTTGAAGCTGGTGAACATTTTAAGCTTCGTTGTCCGTTAGATGGGGAGTTTAAAATTGGTAACAACTGGCGTGAAACACATTGATAAGAATCAGATTCTATTTAATGTTGAAGGGGAAACTTTCAAGATTAAGATAGGAGAGGATCTAGATCTTGAAGAGGTATACACTGTGCTCTTATCGGCATTGGTATACTTAGAAGATCTGGCATCGGGTAATACAGCTCACCCGTCCCAAGAGCTGCATTGATAGTAGAAACTAAAGGAAAATGAAATGAGTATTGATACATTGAAACCCGTTAAAGTTGCTGGTGAAATCTTCTGGAGCAACTGGATGAATAACTTTAACACTAAGTTTAATGAAGACAACAAGAAGTACGAATGTACCATTGGTAACTTGAGTGATGCAGCCTGTGAGAAGCTTAAAGAGCTTGGCATCAACATCAAGAACAAAGAAGGAATGGGTAACTTCATTGTTGCTAAGTCAACTTACTTGTTCACACCTGTGGATGAAGATGGTGCTCCAGTAGATATTGCCAAGATGGGTAACGGTACTAAGTGTCATGCTGTTGTCAGTTCATACCGTCACAAGATGTCAGCTAAGTTTGGTGCTGCACCTTCCATTAAGAAGTTGATTGTGACTGAACTGAAGGTGTACGTCCCTGAAGGTGCTGAGGAAGCAGAGACTGCTGATGACGTTCTCTAACAAGCCTACTGAGGCTATTGTAGATGCTGACTTTTTAGTTTATAAAGTTGGCTTCTCCAATGAAGCTGAAGAAGAACAGTGGGCACTAAATCGACTCACAGAGTGGTTTACCGACATCATCTATATGCGTCTGAAGTGTGATGATTACAGAGCATGGATTACAGGTAAAACTAACTTTAGATTCGAGGTAGCTACCACTGTTCCTTACAAGGGCAATCGTAAGGACGCTCCCAAGCCTATACACTATGAGGCTCTTCGCAAACATCTCATGAAGCTCGGTGCTAAGATGTCTGAAGGTGAAGAGGCTGATGACTCTGTAGGCATAGCGTCCACTGAAGGTAACTACTGGATCGTCCACGTTGACAAGGATCTAGATCAGTTACCGGGGTGGCACTATAATCCTGTAAAGGATGAGGAGTATTATGTTACTGAGTTTGAAGGCTTGTACAGTTTCTATAAACAGATACTGACAGGTGACAGAGTTGATAACATTGAAGGTATACGAGGTATTGGCCCTGTAAAGGCTGATAAGATCTTGAAAGACTGTACAACCGAAGAGGAATTATATGCAGCTTGTATCAAAGCTTATGACGGCAATACTGACAGGGTACTGGAAAACGGTAAACTCCTGTGGCTAAGAAGAAAACCAAACCAGATGTGGCAACCTCCTTTGAACTTGCAGGTTCAGTCTGGAACGTAGTCTATGCAGATCACATGGAAGACATGGGCAAGTGTGATCCTGAGAAGCAAACCATTAGCATACGTACTGGAATGAATAAGCAGTCTACTGAGCAAACCTTCTACCATGAGTTAGTTCATGCCATCTTGTTCACAATGGGTAAACTAAACCACGAAGAAGAGTTTGTAGATACCTTTGGAGCTTTCCTGCATCAGTACTACCTCACAAAGGAATACAAGCATGAAGCCTAAGCGTAAGCAGCTTGCAAGCAAGCGAAAGCCACTGACAGTTAGACAAGTAGCTTTGAAGCATGGTTTCAGATCTGGCTTAGAAGACAAGATAGCTGATAACCTAGTAGCTTTAGGTGTTCCATTTGAGTATGAGAAGCTAGTGATTGCATATACGCAGCCTGAGAAGAAACGTACATACACTCCTGACTTCCTCCTGCTTAAGAATGGTATTATCATTGAGAGCAAAGGCAGGTTCGTAACTGCTGATAGACAGAAACACTTGATGGTGAAGGAACAACACCCTGAACTTGATATTAGATTTGTCTTCAGTAACTCTAAGTCTAAGCTTTCAAAGGTAAGCCAAACTACATACGGTGATTGGTGCAACAAGCATGGATTCCAGTATGCCGATAAAGATATTCCAATGTCATGGTTAAACGAACAGAAGGGTAAATGATTATGTTAGCTAATCTTATTGAAGCTTTAGAGAAGTCTAAAGAACTTCGCAGTGTATGGGAAGACTTCACAGATGTTATTCTTGTGGAGAAACTTAAAGAAACCTACTTGAATACTATCAATGGTGGTTGGAGTTCTCATCCTGAGGACATTGCTGAGAACAAGAAAGTCAATGCAGCCATTGGTATTGTCTTAGGTTACTTCATGTACACTGGTGATGCTCAGGAGTTCTTAAAGGAGGCTGAAAATGAACGTGAATCTGATTAAAGAGCATGAGAACGGTGATGCTACATACCAGTTTGACTTGACTCCTGAGGAAGCTCAAGCACTCCTAAGCTTTGGTATCCTAGAGGCCATCAAAGCTGGCTTACGTGAAGGTGAGAGACTAACAATCAGAGGAGAGGACATCGATGAAGATTCTAGTAATCCCGGACTGTCAGATTAAAGAGGGTGTACCTTTGGAGCACTTGACATGGGCTGGTAAAGCTATTGTCGATTACAAACCTGATGTAGTGGTTAACATAGGTGACTTTGCAGATATGCCCAGCCTTAGTAGCCACGACATCAAAGGTAGTAAGTACTTTGAAGGTCTACGCTACAAGAAGGACGTTGAAGCTGCTAAGGAGGCCATGAAGCTTCTACTAGCACCTTTGAGAGAAGCTCAGAAGGCTCAGAAGGAATCTAAGCACAAGGTGTATAAGCCTCGTATGGTGATGACTCTAGGCAACCATGAGAATAGAATTGACAGGGCTGTTAACAATAATCCTACACTGGAAGGCTTAATATCTACAAAGGATCTTGAGTATGAGAAAGATTGGGAAGTACATGGGTTTCTTCATCCTGTGTTCATTAATGGTGTTGGCTTTAACCATTACTGGCCTGTTGGTGCGATGGGACGTCCAGCAGGTGCTGCTAGTGCTATTATTAATAAGCTTCATATGTCTTGTATTGCTGGACATCAACAAGGAAAGCAGATTGCCTATGGTAAACGTGCTGATGGGAAGCCTATTTGTGCTATCATCGTTGGCTCTTACTATCTCCACGATGAGAGTTATATGGATCAATTAAGTAATAGACACTGGAGGGGATTGCTGATGATGAATGAAGTTAACGATGGACACTTCGATGAAATGTTCTTAAGTGTAGAATATCTTGGGAGGAAATATGGAAGAGATTGATAAATGTAACACCTGCTTTTATAGCAATCTAGATAAAAGCATTCACCCTTGTAACCACTGCTTTCAGTTTGATAGATGGGTTCCTCGTAATATGTACATTCGAGAAGCAGCTAAACCCTTGAGTGAAGCAGTTAAAGAATGGGTAGACTCAGACCACAGTGAATGGGCTAATGACAGTATTCACAAGCCTAAGCACTACACTGAACATCCCTCAGGTATTGAATGTATCCAAGTTACTGAACACATGGGCTTTAACTTAGGTAATGCAATCAAATATATCTGGCGGTGTGACTTGAAGCAAGATGCCATTGAAGACCTTAAGAAGGCTAAGTGGTACATTGATAGAGAGATCAGCAAACGTGAACGCACCAATAACATTTGAAGAACTGAAAGAGGCTCTCAAGCGTTTGGATGAGGTCACACTCTTGGAACTGCTAGGAATCCAGAGTGATGATCTTGTCGAAAGATTTGATGATGTGATTGAGAAGAAACAAGAATATTTAATAAAGGAACTAGACTAATATGACAACAACTATGACACCATACCAAGAATACATAGGAAAAAGCAGATATTCTCGCTACTTGGATGATAAAGGCCGTAGAGAGCACTGGCCTGAGACTGTGAATCGCTACTTTGAATTCATGACTAAGCACCTGCAAGAGAAGCATAACTACTCACTAAGTGCTGAAATGCGTAACGAGTTGCAGAATGCTGTGACTAACTTAGAAGTGATGCCATCAATGCGTAGCATCATGACAGCTGGTGATGCCTTAGAGCGTCAGAACATTGCAGGATATAACTGCTCATACCTACCCATTGATGACCCTAAAGCCTTTGATGAGGCCATGTATATTCTGTTATGCGGAACTGGTGTAGGCTTTAGTGTGGAGCAGAAGTATGTATCTAAGTTACCTGAGATTCCAGTTGATTTGTACAATAGTGGCACTGTCATTAATGTTAAGGACTCCAAAGAGGGATGGGCTAAAGCCTTACGACAAGTCATTGCCTTGCTATACGCTGGAGAAGTGCCTAAGTGGGATGTTTCGGGTGTACGTCCGGCAGGAGCGAGACTCAAGACCTTTGGTGGAAGAGCATCAGGGCCAGAGCCACTCGTTGACCTCTTTAAGTATGTGGTTGCAAAGTTCCGTGGAGCGACTGGACGGAAGCTCACCTCGCTTGAAGCACACGATATTCTATGTAAGGTCGGAGAGGTCGTGGTTGTTGGTGGCGTACGACGATCAGCAATGATCTCTTTGTCAGACTTGAGTGATGACCGTATGGCTCACGCTAAAGCTGGTAACTGGTGGGACGGTAATGGTCAACGTGCATTGGCTAACAACAGTGCCATCTACGAAGTCAAGCCTGACGTAGGTAAGTTCATGCGTGAGTGGTCAAGTATTTATGAATCACATTCTGGAGAGCGAGGAATCTTTAACCGTTATGCGAGTGAACTTCAAGCAGCTAAGAGTGGACGTAGGGAACTGGGTAAAGAGTGGGGCACTAACCCTTGCAGTGAGATTATCCTTAGACCTTATCAATTTTGTAATCTGTCTTCTGTTATTGTTCGGAGCTATGATAGTGTGGATACTCTACGGAATAAAGTGCGCTTGGCTACTATTCTGGGGACTTTTCAATCGACGATGACTAACTTCCCGTACCTGCGTAAGGTGTGGCAGACAAACACTGAAGATGAGCGTTTGCTGGGTGTGTCTATGACTGGTATCTTGGACAATGCTTTACTCAATGACCCTGATAACGCTGAACTACCAGCTATTTTGGAAGGACTGAAAGATGTGGCTATCAATACTAATAGTGAGCTGGCTGACGCTATTGGGATTAATCGTAGTGCTGCCATCACTGCAATTAAGCCTGAAGGCACAGTCTCGCAGCTTACGGGCACTGCTTCTGGCATCCATCCTCAGCACAGTCAGTACTTTATTCGTCGTGTACGATCTGATAACAAAGACCCTCTGACTGCATTCTTGAAAGCTCAAGGGTTCCCGTCTGAGCTGTGTGTGATGAAGCCTGATAGCACAACTATCTTTAGCTTCCCCATGCGAGTTGAGAAGGGTGCTGTACTGCGTGAAGACTTGAATGCTATCAAGCACCTTCGTCTGTGGCTACTGTTCCAGCGTCACTACTGTGAGCATAAGCCTTCAGTGACTATCTCAGTGACTGAGACTGAGTGGCCTGAAGTTGGAGCATGGGTGTGGAATAACTTTGATGAGATTACAGGTGTGAGCTTCCTACCTATGGATGGTGGAACATACCGACAAGCTCCTTATGAGTCCATGACCGAGGAAGAGTATCATGCAATGGTTGCCAGTATGCCTGACGGTATTGATTGGGACAAACTGGTTGAAGGTACTGACAACGTAGAAGGTGCTCAGACTCTGGCTTGCACTGCTGGTGCTTGTGAGATATGATACTAGACTTTGAGTTTAAGACTGGTTTAGTCTTTGGTATTGAAGCTGATGAACTCTATATTATGGATGATGATAATAAGATGTCAGATGAAGCTAACCAAGTCATCTACTTACACATAGGCTTCTTAACCTTAGCCTTTATCCTTGATTAATCGTCATGAACTGAAGAATATACTAGGATAACCAACTAAAAAGCCCCTTAGGAGTAATCCTTTGGGGCTTCTTTGTAATTGTAAACTTAAACTTTAGATTTGTATACTTATTCTTCGTCTTCAAAGCTAGTTAGGAATAGAGCTACTTCAGCTTTCCTACGTTTAACTAGACCGGGGAGTTCTCTACCACCTCCCTTAGTCCATTGCATGAAAGCTTCAGCAGCATCCTTCCATTCACCTCTATTGATCTTCATCCGAATAGTAGAACGCTGAAAATTGCCCAATCCGGCATTGAAGGCAAAGCTGACACACGCATCGAAAGCCCCTTGATGACCAGATAGAGTAGGAGCAAGTCGTAGAACACCACGTTCAAAAAGGTTGACATCATCTGCGAATAGTTTTTCGATTTCCTCTTTAGACCATACACGGTTGTCCTCCTGTCTCAGTGGTAACTCTTTACGAATTGTTGTAGTTTGTCCCTCTTTAGCTACCATTGGTAATCTGATCTGTTCCTGATAGAGGACATGACCATAACCTATAGTCCAGATATGAGCAGGACACAGGTAAGGTTTATTCCTGCACCCCTCAAACCTGTGCATCAGGTCAGCTCCAGCTTTACTTAGCTTCATTTCTTAGCCCAGCTACGTGATCCAAACCAGAAACCTATGATACCTCCAAGCATAGCCATCTCATCGCTGCTAAAGATAATGTCAGACAATCTGATTAAGTCATCCATGTTCATCACTAAACTAGGTCTGCTGTACACATAGTAAGCAATCCAAGCATTGATAGCACAGAGTTCAAAGACAAAGATATAAGTCACCATAGGACGTACAGTTCCTACGAAGTTAACCACCCACTTACTAGCTTTATCCATGATCTTCTTGTCATGGTCATAAGCTGCTACAGTCATCTCAGCATCAGTCTGCATTGCAATCTGATCTGTACGTATCTCTTCCATACGCTCTTGAGCTGCAAAGCCTTGAGCCATCATCTGAAGCTGCATCTCAACTTGAATCTGAGCTAATGCTAACTCATGCTTCTGATCATTCTTGTTCTGAAAGAAGTCTAATAGTTTAGGTAAGCCTGAAATCAGCAAACCACCAAGAGTAGAAAATAGAGATAGCATTACAGTCCAATCATTCCAAGTAAAAGATTAACAACTTTGTCCGACAAATCATCAGGTAAGAACTTCAAGAAACCAAGCACATAAAGCGCCACACACCCGTAAACGAATATCTTGAGGCACACATCAAAGGTCTTTTGGTACTCATTCATTTCCCAGCCTTGGATAAACAACTATCCAAAAAAAATAGTTTAAAGGCACAGCAGACCAAAGCACTATATCAAGCCAAGTCATCTACCACACCTTCTGGTTGTTTGACAGAATTCCATCAATTCATTTACACCGACAAATACCAAAAACAGCACAAACGCACAACCGCCAATAATCATAGCCAACTCGTTCATCTCTTGTTCTTTAGCTTTAGCTGCTTTCTCTGCCCTCTTTAAAGCACTTATCTCTTTAGCATCTGCCAAGTCCATCTCAGCTTGACGAGCTTTAATCTTGTTCCAGACATCAATCTTACCTGTCTGCATAAAGAGCATCTTAAGTTCTTCTTCAAAGGCTCTAGCTTGCTCTAAAGCCATCTCAATTTGTAGGGCAGTTCCCATGTTGGAACCCTTACCAGACTGCTTAGCCTGAAGCATAGCCTTTGTAGCTACTGACTTAGCGTCAAATAGCTTACCAATCACGGGCGCTAGTGAGCCTAGGTCTTGGGCAACTCCTGCTGCCTTCTTAACCATTGAAATTGCTGACTGTATACCTGCTAGAGCTGTTAGAGGATCAATCATTTCTTGTCTGCTTTCTTCCATTCTAGACATACGACAATACGAGTCTTATAGTCAGCAGCCCACCTCCATGTCCACTTAACACACCTATCTGCGTTAGGGTCGAAGCCAGCTGTCGCTATAAAACTCGTAAAGATGATGAGAAGGGCTAGAGTTAGCCTCTTCATAGAAGTTACTCAGCGAATTGTTGTACTGGTTGTCTCTCGCTCAGTCCAAGTTCACCAGTAATAACAGGAGCAATACCTCCAAAGATACCTGCTGAAGCTGAGTTCTTAGCTAATTTACCAGCTATGCTCAAAACCTTTTTAACACCTTTATCTGAGGTATCATTCAAAGCTTTTAATAACTCAGCAGCATCTGCAACAGCTCCGGGGTTCTTCAAGAATTCCTGTATCTCAGTAGCCTCTGACTTAGTAGCTTTATTCTGCACAAAGCGACTAAACAAAGCAGATGCTTTATAGAAGGTACTCTGAACTTGCTGTCTAATCAATGACACAGCTTTTGCAGGGTCTGTACCAAACTCACGTTCAAAGCCAGTCTGCTGTGTCAGTGTCTGATTAACCTTATTACGCAGTGGGAACTGTGCAAGTCTTTCAGCACCTTCTAAGAGATCCTTAACTGTCTTTGAATGGTCTTTACCAAACAAACTATCAATGGTCTTAGCATTATCAGTATAGAACTCTATCTTGTTAGGACTATTTAAACCAATATCTAATATGCTGCTCTTAAGTCCATTACGCAATGAAGGGTCTGAACCAGCCATCTTAATAAGAGTAGCCATCTCTGAAGGGGTCTTTAAAGCATTGTTTACAAAACCTTCAAAACCACCTTTAGAACCATAAGCCTCTGACCATACATTAGAATACTTCTCAACTGCTGCTTGTTTTTGTTCATCAAGAATACGTGTTCTATCAGCACGAAGATCAGCCACAGTATTAGACCTACGCTGTAGGAATTCTTTTAAGCCCGGTACTTGTTCAATAGTAGCACTGTTCTTCTTAATGAAGGATGTTAAAGCTGCCGGGTTAATTTCTAATGTATTCTTATTTACAATACCATCTGTCTGTGCAATACGCATCAAGAAAGCATCTTGAATAATCTTTACAGCTTCAGGAGAGTTATCAGAGGCTGCTAAGATCTGACGCACAGCTGAAGGCTTGTTGGTAAGCATGGGAACTACAGACTCAACAAACCTTGCTCTGTCTACAGACACTACACCAGCTTCATTGAATGGCATTCCAACCTTAAATGCAAAGTCTTTATCAGCTTGCTTGTATGGAACTGCAAAGGACTCAGGCATTGTTCCAATAGCTTCATCTAGTTGTCTCTTAAAGCCAAGCAAGATACGTGATTGATCTCTATCTTGTGTATCTCCAATAGCTTTGTTAACAGCTCTCTTTAAAGAGTCAACATCAGTAACAGATACGTTCTGAAAGGTTCCTTCAGTTGATTTAACAAGTTGAGGATACTTTTCAGCAAACTTACTGCTTGTAGGTGTTTTCTTAGGTGCAAAAGCTCTTTCAACCTGTGATAGTAGACCCGGAAACTTAGCGAACACATCACCAGCTCTTTCCTGCTTGATGTAGTTCCACACTACAGCAGCTACTTGAGACTCCATCTCAACACCATCTGTTTTAGCTTTATTCAATAAAGGTGTGTATACATTCTTAGAGAAGTCTTCACGAATAGCTTT